CTCACCAGCGGGCTCCTGGCCCTGCTGCTGGGCATTCATGGCCTCAGCCTCCTGCTGCTCCATCTGCTGAGGAGACTGGCGCTGCAGGGGCTGCTGCTGCATTGCGTCGTCCACGTCCGACGACGGCGCCATCTGGTCTTTGATCAGTCCTGCCATGGTCGTTCCTTTCAGTAGCGGAAGCCGCCAATGTTGCGGTTGTAGGTGGCCCTTTGATCGGCCGCCATTTGCTCTTGGCGCTTCTGCTCCTGCCGCGCGCCGTAACCCTGCATGACGCCGCCGATGAGCTGCGTGCCGGACGTGACTACAGCCGGCGCAAAGTAGGGGCTGGCCATGGCGCTGGCAAGAAGGCCCTTGCTTGCGCCGGCTGCTGCCGGGGTCATGCCGGCAGGCGCCGCCATAGACATGGGAGCGCCACCAGTGGCCTGCGTGATCGCAGCCTGCGCTGGGGACACGATTGATTGCGGAGCCATGGACATGCCGGGAGTTGCTGCTGCGGCGTTTGCTGCAGCAGTTGCGCCTTGGGCGGCTGTCGTGCCTTGAATGCCTGCCGACAACTGAGAGCCGGCCTGCGCAAAATTGCCGCCCAATGCGCTGCTGGCCGCGCCAGTGAGGCTTGTCCAGGCGTTGGCTATCCCCTGACCGGCGCCTGACAGGAAGCCTGAGACACCAGTACCAGCGCCGGCACCCAATCCCCCCATCAGCGCAGCGCCACCGAAGTACACCAGCGCGGCGCCGATAAGGACCTTGCCCAGCTTGGACGAAGCCACCTTCTTCACGACGTTGGCGACGCCCTTGACGACCTTGCTGACCGCACGGCCAATACCTTTGACGACCTTCGACATTTCAGGTTCCTCTCACATACGTCATGTTGATCGACTTGCGACCGAAGCCCAGGCGCTTGAGAAAGCGCACCAGCCGCAGGTCGACGTTGGGCTCAAGCTCGAGCACCGCCACCTTGATGCCCGATCGCGACTTCATCCACCTGGCGAACTCGCGCAGCAGGGCCGCGCCAGCGCCAGGCTGGCGTGTGTAGTACAGCAGCACCGAGCACTGCAAGCCTCGATACCAGAACGACTTCTGCGTCATCGCCGCCACCGAAGCCACCACGTTGCCCGCCTCGTCCTCGGCCACCCACATGAAGTGCGCCGGATTCAAACACTGCATGGCCATCTCACGCATCGCCTCGCGATCCACAGTGACCGGCAGCGGATCGCGCATGACGGACTCCACCGCGATGTCCACAATCGCGGTGATGTCGCGGTAGGTGGCCTTGCGGCAGACGATCTTGGTCATCAGAATTTGTAGCCGTCTTTGCGCCAAATATCGATGACCTCGTCTGTGACTTCCGGATCAACATACTTGATCATGTCGGGGGTGAAGCCGTTGTCATTGAAGAACTTAAGCCTAGCTGGGTAGTTGTACTTCTGGTCCCAGTCTTTAGGCATAGTGAAACCGCCCGGCAAAGTTACCCCGTTCCAACTTTCTCCTTTCTTTGGACGCTCACTCCACGGCGCGGCAGTTGGAGCCGGTGTGGGTCGAGGCGTAGGCGCGGGCGTCGGAGTCGGGGTTGGAGCCGGTGTGGGCGTGGGAACAGGTGCTGCTGTCGGGGCAGGAGTGGGTGCGGCGGTGGGTTGTGGAGGGGGCGGGCCAACATACCGCGGGTCTGTAACCGGAGTGTTGACTGGCGGCGGAGGAGTCGGAGCAGGAGTCGGAGTAGCAGGAGGAAGCGGAGAGGGGGTGGTTCCGCGAACGATGGGCGTCATCTGCGTTCCGTAGAAAGTCTGCGCCCATGACAGCGAGCTATTGGCATTGGCAATGATGTTGTCAATAGCCTGTCCCTTTGCTGTCGCATCCATGGTGCCGTCGCCTATGACAGCATTGATCGCGTTCGCGGTGTTCGACGTCAGATTGGCCGCAAACGAGCTTCCGACACCGGACTGAGAAAGCGTGTTCTGCAGCCGCGTCATCGCCTCCTGGTGTCCACGATCAAGCAACCCCTGCGCAGCCTGGAAGTCCTGCTGTGCTTTCTGCGAACTCGCCTGCTGCAAGCGATCAAGGTTGGCCTGCGTAGCCTGGAAGTCCTGCTGTGCTTTCTGCGAAATTGTTTGCTGCAAGCGGTCAAGGCCAGCTTGAGCAGACTGGAAGTTCTGCTGTGCCGTTTGCAGCTTTTCCTGAGCAGCAATACTTTTGTCGTTGAGCACAACCTGCTGAGCCCTGTCAAGTTCGGCCTGCGCAGACTGGAATGTCTGCTGTGCAGTCTGCATGACTTGCTGCGACAGGCGGTCAAGGCCTGCCTGCGCGCCCTGAAATGTCTGCTGCGCCGCTTGCAGTTTCTCTTGAGCGGCGATGCTCTTGTCGGCCAGCGCGACCTGCTGAGCTCTATCAAGATTAGCTTGTGCTTCCTGAAATTTTTCCTGAGAGGTCTGAAGCGCTTTCTGAGCAGCGATCTGATTGTCAGAAATCTTGCTCTGCTGAATCCGATCAAGCGCAGCCTCTGCGGAATCGTGCTTCTCTTGCGCGGCGCGGAGCTTCTCTTGAGCGGCAATGCTCTTGTCAGTGAGGGCAACTTGCTGAGCGCGGTCAAGTTCGGCTTGTGCAGACTGGAATGTCTGCTGTGCAGTCTGGAGCGAGAGTTGCTGACCACGATCCAGAGCCGACTCTCCAGCCTGGAATGCGCGATTGATGATGCCCTCGCCGGCCTGGAAATCTTGCCGAGCCTTCTCCAGCGCTGCCGTGGCCGTGATGTTCTTGTCGGCCAGCATGATTTCCTGGGCGCGGTCCTTCTCAGCCTGCGTAGCCTGGAAGGTCTGAGATTCGCGAGCCAACGTGACGGATTGCTGTCGATCAAGTCCAGCTTGCTCGGACTGGAACGACTGGCGAGCAAGCTCAAGCGCCTTTGTAGCGTCGATCTGCTTGTCTGCCAGCATGAGCTGAGCGGCGCGATCCTGTTCAGCTTGCGTGGCCTGAAAGGTCTGCGCCTCGCGAGCAAGGGTCACGGCCTGGGTGCGATCAAGTCCAGCTTGCTCGGACTGGAACGCCTGCCGCGCAATCTCAAGCGCCTGCTGGGCCGTGATGTTCTTGTCGGCCAGCATGATTTCGGCCGCGCGGTTCTTCTCGCTCTCAGTGGCCTGAAACGACTGCGCCGCCGTCTGCAGTTGAGACTGTTGCTGTCTGTCCAGGTTGTTCTGAGTGGACTGGAAAGCCTGCTGGCTTTCCTGCATGGTCTTCTGGTTGATCCGATCCAACTCGGCCTGCGCGCCCTGGAAATTCTGACGCGCCAGCTCAAGCGCTTGCTGAGCCTCGATCGACTTGTCGGCCAGAGAGTTTTGCAGCGCCCGGTCAAGCTCAGACTGCGCCGCATTGAAATTCTGAGTGGCCCGTGTCTGCTCAGCAGTGAACGCCTGCGACGCCGCGCGCTCACTTGTCTGGAACTTGCGACCAGCCTCGTTCTCGCCGCGCTCGAACGTCTGCTCGCCAAGCTGCAGCCCGAACTTGTTCTCCTCGCCCACGTTGAACATGCCACCTTCGTTGACGTACTTCTGGTTGGTCAACGCCTGGTTGCTGTAGGTCTGCGCATCCTGCTGAGCGATCGGAGTAATCCGATCGACCATGGCCGCCACTCCGGCACCTTGAGCCATGGAGCTGTTGACCAGGCCGCGCTGATTCATGTTCTGCATGGCCAGCGTGCGAGCACGCTGCATCAGCGGGTTGTCCTTGGCCAGCAGGCTCTCAACCTGCCCGGCCGCAGTCTCGGTCTGGCGGTTGATCTCGCGCTGCTGGGCGGTGAACTGCGCAGCGCGGCCGGGCGCAGTCGGTGCGGGAGCAGGCGCCGCCGCAGACCCGCTGGAACTGGCGCTGCCCATGGCACCGCCGACAAGCCCATTGCCCGACCCTGCAGGCTGCTGGGTATCGAAGGGATTGTTGGTAAGCGTGGTTGCCATGAGAAGCCCTCAAACGAAAATGGCCCGCCGAGGCGAGCCAGTGAGGTCACTGCAGGCGCAGTAACCCGAAAGAGATTGTAGGGGGAAAGACGGCATTGTGATAGTCCTGGCTCACAGCAGCGCGGCCTCGGCTTTGCGACGCTTCACCAGTCCGGGCAGCACCCGCCCGCCGCCGCGCACCCAGAGCATGAGCTGCTCTTTGGCGTCTTCCCAGTCGCCGGCATCCACCCGCTTGCGCAGCGTGCTGGCCCGATACCTGGCCACACCCAGGTTGTAGGCGAAGTCCGTCATGGCGCCGAGGGCCCGCGGACGCACCAGGAGGCCCGGAGAGGCCTTCAAAACACCAGCCAGGTAGGTCACCCTCAACTCATGCACCAACCACTCCTCAGCGGTCTCCTTGGTGATCTCGGGGTGCTCCATCGTCACCTTGGTGCCGTCTGGCTTGAAAACGGTTCCATAGCCAATTGTGGGGTAGCCCGCCGGGCAGATGTACGGCTTCAGCCGTAGCCCTTCAAAAGGGCGGCACAGAGCAGCAGCGATGTCTATCGCCTCACTTGCTGGACCGCTCATACACCCGTCCGACAAACCAGAAGGAGATGATCATGTTGAAGACAGCAAGGTCATCTGCGCCCCACATCGTGACCAAGACCTCCTTCCAGTTGCCGTTCTGTTCTATGGCAATCAGGAAAGCAGCAATCTTCACAGAGGCGTACAGAGCCAGGAAGGCGTAAGTGACCATCGGGCGCACCAGCGCTGAGATTGCAGAGACAAACCACCCGGCATTCTTGGCGGTCTCGGACTGCTCCTTGAACGCCTGAGCCATCGTGTCCATCTCGGCCATCGTCATCTGCGCTTCGACCTGCCGCATGGCGATCTCACCCCGGATCTTGG